CATGCGCGCAGCATGTCAGGTGTGAAGTGGTCGCGGCCTTTTTTGTGGCAACGGTCGAGGAAACCGGCGATCTCCTCGATGCCGGCGGCGTTGATGGTTCTGTTCGTGTAAGTGGTCATTTCATGGCCCTGGGTGCACCCGGCTTGCGCCGGGCAGGTTGATTAAATGGTAGCGTCGTCCAGGTATAGGAACCGGCCGCGTCTGGTGGCTTGTCCGTCTCGAATGAGCCCGCAGCGCTCCAGGTTTGCTACCAGGTGCGGCGCGAGCTGCCCGGCAATGGCGCGTTGAAGCTGGCGCTTGCGGGCGCTGGCGCGGCGTGCCATGGCATCGGCGGGCTTGGTATGGGCCGGGCATGCGCGCGGCGCTGCGGGCGTTACTGGTGCCTTTGGAGTCGAAATATCTGTGTGGCGCACCTGGGCAATTGCGGTTGCCACGCTGCGCGCATCTGGCGCGGTGGCCTTGGTGGCAATGGTGTACGCCACTGGTTCGGCCTGGGGCTTGATTTCGGGCGCCGTGGCGTCAAGCGTCACATTGTGCAGCGCGCACCATTCGGCCAGCACGTCGGGCGCCGTGGGCGTAGCGGCCAGTTTTTGCATGGCGTTTGCCCAGCTTTCCGGCGTGGCGCGCGTCTTTTCAGCAATGGCGCTTTCCAGCGTGCGCGAGCGGGTTTTGTACGAATTGCCAACTTTCAACCCGGTACGCGTGTCGGTCACGCTGTAGAAGCCGTTTTCCAGCAGTAGCAGCACGAACCCTTCTCCAATGTCAGGCGCTGGAACAGGGCAAATTGCCAGCATTGGGCCGTCTCTGAATTGGTAGGCACGGGCGCCGAGCTTTTCGCGTGCAATGCGTACTGCGCCTGCCAGGTCGCCATCTTGCATGGCTGCGCGGAAAACGGAAAGCGCGCCGGCAGGCCAGGTTACGGCGGCCGTTTTTTCGGCTTTGGGCTTTTGCCCGCCACCGAAAGCCGCCCAGTTCTTCAAAACCTTTGCAGCAGTTGCGCGCAAGTTTTTGTGCAGCACCTTCATGCGCAAACGGTCATGTTTGAATTCGTGCCAGGCCTCATCGGCCAGGTTTTCAAGCGCGGCGGCTTGCATGGCGTCATAGAGCGCGCGGGCGGTGGTGTCGGTGGTGTGAATCATGGTTTTCCTTTCGCGGCGCACGTAGGCGCTGCATTGGTTAAAAATCAGGCGTTGCGGCGCTTTGCGTAGCGTGCTTCGCGCTTCGCGGTGTTTTCTTGGCATCGAGCCAGTGCGGCCGGGTACAGTGGCGAATCGTCAAAAATTCGCACGGTGTCCTTGTCGAAATAGTCGGTCTGTGTGTCGGTGTGGTTTTCCGAGCTGCGCCCGAAAATCGGCGAAAGTGCGGCGCCGTAATCCTGGGCGTACAGTGTCACGCAGTCGCGCGAATCGTTGCACAATTTCCCGTGGCTATAGTGAACCTTGGCCTTGTGCTTGCCGTTGGTCACGTAGTGCGCCATGAAACGCACTTTCCCAACGAGCGCGGCCTGTTCGCTGGTGCGCGCAGCGCGCGCAACCTGGGCGGCGGCCTTGTCGTTTGCGGTTTTGAGCTGGTGCGCGGCTTCGAGCTGCGCCAGGTACGGCGCGCCGTGGAATTGCTTGTTCAGCACGTAAATTGGGCGAATTTTGCAGTTGAGGTAACGTTGGAATTCCTGCAGGTGTTCTTTCCAGCGGCGGCCGTCTTCCATCGTGATCGTGAGCATTTCGCCATCGGCGGCGGTGATTGCTCCCCGGCCACTTTCGCTGCTGTAGTTGCCGGGGTAGTCCAGTCCGAGCCCTACCAGGTCGGCGGTGGTGAATTCGCGGGTTTGCATGGCTTGCTCCTTATCCACGGTAAACGCCAGGGTCTACGGGGCCGCCCAAGTTGCAAGAGCGCATGCCACCAGAGGGCAGGCGTTCAGGTGCATCAATAGAGCCGAGTTCGTCGGAGAAAACGAGCAACGGTTCCATTGGGCCGAGTGCTTCTCGCCATGTGCTTTCTTGCGAATAACCCGAGCGCACCAGGTGGCGCGTGGTGAAGTGGTGTTTGTTGTCGGTCATTGTTTAACCATCCATTGCTTTTCGCGGCTCTACTGGGTCGCACCAGGTGGCGAGTCATTCGCCATGGGTTGAAATATACCACTGTTTTACCCATTGTGCGCAATAACCACGCAAAAACATCAACAATTAGGGTAAATCCCTATGCCTAGTGGCCAGTTTAATTATTCCGAGCTGCCGAAAAGTGACGTGACCATCGTCAGCTTCAGCGGCGGCAAGGACTCGCTGGCGACGTATCTTGAGGTGCGCGAACACTTCAAGCATGTGGTGCCGTTCTACCTGCAAGGCGTCCCAGATCTGGAGTTCATCGAGGACAACCTGCGGTATTACGAGAAGCTGATGGGCCGGCGCATCATCCGCTTGCCGCAGCCGAGGTTTTACGAGAAGCTGAACGACCTGATCTATCAGCCGCCGGACTACGACCGTCACCGTCTGATCTGGAGCTGGTGCTTGCCGAACCACACGCACGAGGAAATCCACGAAGCGGTGTGCAAGTGCGAAGGGCTCGATCCCGAGACGGTCTACACGGCCATCGGCCTGAAGATGGCAGACAGCATCCAGCGCCGCACCGCAATGGCGCGCAATGGCCTGGTGACGCATTCGCGCAAGAAGTATTACCCCATCGCGTACTACAGCAAGCAGGACGTGTTGGACAAGGTTGCCGGGGCTGGGTGGAAGCTGCCCAGCGACTATGGGTTGTTCAAAGACTCATTCGACGGGTTGCAGATTCGTTATCTGCTGCCCATAAAGAAGCACTTCCCGCGCGACTATGAGCGCATCCTGGCGTGGTTTCCATTGGCAGAAGCTGAAGTTCTGAGGTACGAAAGGTTCCAGCGTGGCGCTTAAACCATTGAAACAGCTTGGCGAGTTGAAGCCGCTGCTGCCGCACAAGCTGCCGGAGAGTTCGTTGCCGCCCGAGGCCAGCGACAACCCGGAAGACAACGCCCGCGCCGACCACATCGCCATGATGCGCGAGCTGCGAAAACAGCAAGAAGAAGCAAACGCTACGGCAAATGACGCCGGGTATTACTTTTGCGCCTACTTCCAGACCGGCGAGCAGTGCGAGCAGTTTTTGAAGGCTGTCGGCACCAGCGGCGGCGGAATGTTCGTAGATGGGCTTGAACTGGCCGAAAAGCTGGGTATCAGCTTGACCGAGCGCACCGTGAAATACAAAACCGGCACGCTCGACAAGAAGTGCGCCGCCCTGGCGCGCAAACCGGGTGAAAACCCATAACCACCGAAAGGAACGCATCATGCGTGGCATCTCTCGTTCGACCGCTGGCGCAATGGCAAACGCCACCGCTCTTTACAACTCTGGTAGCCGTCGTGGCCGCGCCTACACCCGTGGCGCAAACGCTGCGATCCGTGCTGGCCGCGGCGGCATGGCCGCCCACCGCGCCGGCCTGCGCTCCGCTGGGGATAGCTGATCGTGGCAACGCCCAGAAAGAGAAAGCCCAACGGCAAACTTGACACTGGGCGCCCCACCGACTACCGCCCGGAGTATTGCGAGCGCGTCATTGAGATGGGCAAACTTGGCTTCACGAAAGCCATGATGGCTCGTGACCTTGACGTTGCTCGCATGACGTTGGACAACTGGGCCGGCGAGCACAAAGACTTTTTGGACGCTATTACGCGCGCACGAGATTTGGCACTCGCGTTTATGGAGGAGAAAGGGTTGAACGGGCTTGATATGGCTGGGTTCAATTCAAGCCTTTACGCCAAGCTGATGTCTGGAATGTTTCCTGGCGACTACAGTGAACACAAGAAGGTTGAAGTGACTGGCAAGGACGGCCTGCCTTTGCAGCAGATCGCACCGGTCATCATCATTCAAGCGGATGAAACTGAAACTGAGCCAGGCGCAGCGTAATTTCGCTGGCAGCAAGGCTCGGTTTCCTTGTTTTTGTGGCGGATTTGGGAGTGGCAAGACTTTCGCGGCGATTCTGCGCGCGGTTGCCTTGAAAAGCCAGTGCGTTGGACAGAACGTCGGTTATTACTTGCCCACGTATGGCCTTGTGAACGACATTGCGTTTCCGCGCTTTTCCGAGGTGCTCGATTCGTTTGGCGTCAGTTTTAGAATGGTGAAGTCGCCAGACCCGTATATCGAGGTGCCGGACTGGAAGGGGCGGTTCATCTTCCGCACCATGGACAACCCGGCGCGCATCATCGGTTACGAGGTGGCGCACAGTGTCTGCGATGAACTGGACACGCTGACGGCAGACAAGGCGCGCGATGCCTGGAACAAAATCATCGCTCGCAACCGTCAGAAGTGCGGAATGCCGAACACGGTGGCCGTCGCTACAACGCCAGAGGGGTTTCGGTTCGTCTATGACCGCTGGCAGAAGAACCCGACGCCTGACTATGTTTTGTATCGGGCTCGCACCGAGGACAACGCCGCGCACTTGCCTGACGGCTACATAAACAGTTTGCGCGAGACGTACCCGTCAAACCTGCTGGCCGCGTACCTTGAGGGCGAGTTCGTCAACCTGGCCGCCGGCAGTGTTTACCCCGAGTTTGACCGCACCCTGAATGCCAGTGGCGAGACGGTGCAACCTGCTGACGTGTTGCACGTTGGCCTTGATTTCAACGTGACACGAATGGCCGCTGTGATTCACGTCCTGCGGGGCGATGAGCCGCACGCGGTTGATGAGATCGTGAACGGGTTTGATACCCCGGCCGTGATTGCCATTTTGAAAGACCGCTATCCGAAGCATCGGATCATGGTTTACCCGGACGCATCGGGTGGTTCGCGCCGTTCGGTGCAAGCCAGCCAGTCTGATTTGAGCTTGCTTCGCGCGGCCGGTTTCCGCGTGTGCGTGAACTCGACCAACCCAGCGGTGAAAGACCGTGTGCTGTCGGTGAACGCCATGCTGCATAAGGACGGCAAGCGCCGCTACAAGGTGAACCCGCAAATGTGCCCGAACCTGGTCGAGTGTTTGGAAAAACAGGCTTACGATAAGAACGGGGAGCCTGACAAGTCGGCTGGGTTCGACCATGCGCTTGACGCGGCTGGTTACTTCATCGCCTACCGCTATCCGCTGGTTCGCCGCACCGCGTCCGTCCAACCATTCCGCATGTAACCCATGGCCCTGCAAGTCAATCAACGCTCACCTGCCGTCGAGGCCATGGCCCGCGAGTGGCCAGCCATCGATGCGCTGATGGGCGGCACGTCGGCCATGCGTGCGGCCGGGAGGACGTTCCTGCCGCAACAGCCGCGCGAGGACAGCGAGGATTACCGCTATCGGCTGGACTGCGCGACGTTGTTTCCAGCCTTCGCGCGCACCGTGGGCGTGATGGCGGGCAAGCCGTTTTCAAAGCAGGTGCAACTGGCCGATGACGTTCCTGCAAGGCTGGTGCAACTGGCCGAAGACATTGATGGCGAGGGCCGCAGCCTGCACGTTTTTGCCGCCGATGTGATGCGTGAGGTGATGGCCTACGGGATTTGCGGCGTCCTGATCGATAGCACAAAGGGCAGCGTAGAGAGCACCCCCGAGCGCCTGCCATCGGCGGACGACATTGCAAAGGCTGGCATTCATCCGTACTGGGTTCACGTCCACCACAAAGACATTCTCGGCTGGCGGGCTGAAAAACAGGACGGCGGCCTTGTGCTGACGCAGCTTCGTATCGCGGAGACGGTCGAGGTTGCGGATGGCGAGTACGGGACAAAGACCGTCAATCGCGTTCGGGTGCTGACGCCTGGAACTTGGGCGCTGCATCAACTGGGCGAAGATGGCAGATACACGGTGATTGAAGAAGGCGTTACGCCCTTTCAAGAAATCCCGTTCGTACCCTTCTACGGCGCGCGCACCGGCTACCTGCAGGGCGCTTCGCCATTGGCAGACCTGGCGCACCAGAACATCAAGCACTGGCAGCATCAAAGCGATCAGGACGATGGCGTCAGGTTTGCCCGCAAGCGCCTGCTGGTGTTCTCGGGTGTGACCGATGGTGAGGTGTCGGAGCCTACCGCAGGAAGCGCCTACGCGCTACGTTTCGACAGCCCAGACGCCCGCGTGGTGGTGGTGCAGGGTTCCGCCGAATCGGTGTCGGTAGGCCGCAGTGAGTTGCAGGCGATGGAGGCGCAGATGATCCAGACCGGCGCCGAATTGCTGGTGTCGCAGCCTGGGCAGCGCACGGCCATGGAGGCGTCGATTGATGCTGAGGCGAACAAATCGCAGTTGCAGCGCATCGTGGAAACGTTTGAGGACTCGTTGGAGCAGTGCATGCAGTTCACGGCCGCTTGGATTGGTGAATCGAACGGTGGCAGCGTGGTGCTCTTCAAGGACTTCGCGGCGGGCAGCCTGAGCGATGCATCGGCGCAGCTTGTGATTGCCATGCAGCAGGGCGGGCTGGTGACCAAGGCCACTGCCATCCGGGAAATGCAGCGACGCGGCGCGCTGGTGGCAAACCTGGTGCCCGAGGAAGAATTGGCGGCGGTGGAGGAAGAAGGCCCGGCGCTGGGCTTGGTGGGCGATGGCAAGCGCGAATGAGTGGCTGTTGGAGGAATCGATCCGCCATGCGCTCGATCTTCGCCAGTACGAAAATGGCATCGTTCGCCGCCTGATCGCGGTACTCAATCGCACCGACTCGCGGCTGTTCGCAGAGCTGACCGAGAAACTAGAGCACCTGGGGCCGGACAGCTTCAGCGTTGAACGCCTTGATGCGCTGCTGGCCAGCGTCCGGGCGTTGAACACCGAGGCTTTTGAAGCGGTGCAACGCGAGCTGACGCAGACGCTGAAGGAATTCACTGACAGCGAGGTGGCGTATCAGCGGCAGATGCTGGTGACGGCCTTGCCGGTGCAAGTGTCGGTGGCCAGCGTTTCGGCCGAGAGCGTCTACGCTGCCGCGCTGGCCCGGCCGTTTCAGGGCGTGCTGCTGCGCGAAGTGTGGAAAGACCTGGACGCCCAGCGTATGAAGCAGGTTCGCCAGACGATTGCGCAGGGGTTTGTCGAAGGACGAACCACGGCACAGATCATTCGAGACTTGCGTGGCACACGGGCGAAGGGCTACGCCGATGGGCTTGTCAACCGCTCGCGCCGGGATGTTGAGTCGGTGGTTCGTACCGCCATGGGGCATTACGCCGGGTTTGTGGCGGATCGTTCAATGGAGGCCAATGGCGATCTGGTCAAGGCGGTGATGTGGGTCAGCACCTTGGATTTGAGAACAACCCCGGCCTGCCAGGCACGCGACGGAAAGCAATACACGCCTGACACGCACAAGCCGATTGGGCATTCTCTACCGTGGGGGCAAGGGCCGGGGCGCTATCACTGGAATTGCCGAAGCCACCAGGTGCCAGTCACGAAAAGCTGGCGTGAGCTTGGTGTTGACATGGACGAATTCACGCCGGAATCGAGGGCCAGCATGGACGGCCAGGTGCCGGCTGAAACCACGTATCAGCAATGGCTGGCGAAGCAATCGGCAGCCCGTCAGGATCAGGTGCTTGGACGGACGCGCGGGCAGTTGCTGCGCGCCGGCAAGTTGCCGCTGGAGCGCATGTACGACAACAAGGGCGCGTTCATCTCGCTTGAAGAGTTGCGCAAGCGGGATGCTGAGGCTTTCAAACGTGCGGGTCTGTAGCACAATGCCTGGGTGTCTCGCCTTCGCCTGATCGACAAGGCCCCGCCCACTGCAAAGCAGGCGGTGATTGAGCGCGTGAAGGCCATGCCGAACCCGCGCCAGGAGCTTCAATGCCCGCGCTGCGGGTGCCGGACATACGTCACCGTGCGCAATGGCGCCACCTTGTCGGGCGGCGCGTTGAAACACGGGACATTGATCGAGCGGTGCGTGTGTGCGCACTGCTACAAGCAGGGCATCACGCAATCGCTGATGCCGGTTGAGTTGAAACGAATCTAGGCCACCAGGCCACACCCAACAAACCCGCTCGGAGCGATCCGCGGCGGGTTTTTTCATTGCCCAAAACACGGAAGTCGGAGTAGGGCGCGCCGCGCGGAAGCGCACCATCGCCGGGGCGGAAGCCTTCGGAATCTCAAGGAACCACAAATGCCATTCAAGTTCACCCCCGAAGGCCAAATCGTCACGCAGGAAATCAACGGCCAAAAGCTGCCGGTATTCGTCCACGCCGATGGGAAGGAAGTCCCGTTCGATGCGGACTCGGCGCTGGGCAAGATCAGCCAGCTAAATGGCGAGTCGAAGCAGCATCGTGAGGCCAAGGAAGCGGCCGAAACGGCGCTCAAGGCATTCGAGGGCATCTCCGATCCGGCGGCTGCTTTGAAGGCGCTGGCCACAGTCAAGAACCTGGACGACAAGAAGCTGGTTGACGCCGGCGAAGTCGAAAAGGTCAAGGCCGAGGTGCAAAAAGCGCTTGAGCAGCAGTACGAGCCGTTCAAGACCAAGGCGGAAGCATTGGAGGCCCAGTTGAACCAGCACCTGATTGGTGGTGTGTTCTCGGGCTCCAAGTACATCGCCGAAAAGTTCGCGGCCCAAGGGCCTGCGGGGGTGGAAATCGCCCGCGCGCTCTTCGCGAGTCGTTTCAAGGTCGAGGACGGCAAGGTGATTGCGACGGACGCGACGGGCAACAAGCTGTATTCCCGTATTCGCCCCGGTGAAGTGGCAGAGGGCGACGAGGCGATTGAGCTGCTGGTGGATGCGTACCAACACAAGGGCGCAATCCTTCGCGGCGCAGGCGCTCCTGGCTCTGGTGCGGGATCGAGTGGCGCAAGTGGTTCTGGCAGTAACGGTGGCTCAAAGATCATGAAGCGGGCTGATTTTGAAGCCCTTGACCCGGCCGCTCGAATGGCCGCGTTGAAGGCTTCGCCTCAGATCGTCGATTGATTCGACTCTCTCCGATATTCGGCCCGCTGTTGCGGGCTTTTTCAATTGAAAGGAGCCTTAAATGGCCAATACCCTGACCGGGATCATCCCGACCCTGTACGAAGCCCTGAACACCGTTTCCCGCGAAATGGTGGGCTTCATCCCTGCGGTGCGCCGCGACTCGAACGCCGAACGCGCGGCTGTTGATCAGGTGGTTCGTGTGCCGCTCGGTGAAGCCGGTGCACTGGAGGACGTCACGCCCGGCGTTTCTCCCGCAAACTCTGGCGATACAACCGTTGGCTACACCGACGTGAAGATCACCAAGTCCAAGGCTGCGCCGGTGCGCTGGAACGGTGAAGAGCAGCGCGCGGTTGGCACCAGTGGCACCTACAACCAGGTGCTGGCCGATCAGTTCACCGACGCCATGCGCAAGCTGGTAAACGCGGTGGAGGTTGATCTGTCACTGGCTGCCAAAACCGGCGCTTCGCGCGCCTACGGTGTTGCTTCCGACGTGCCGTTCAAGACCGCTGGCGACCTGTCCGACTTCGCCGGCATCGCGCAGATTCTGGACGTGAACGGCGCGCCTGTGGTGGATCGTCAGCTCGTGCTTGGATCGTCCGCCATGGCGAACCTGCGCGGCAAGCAATCGGTGCTGTTCAAGGTCAACGAGGCCGGCTCCAATGACATGCTGCGCAACGGCATGACCGACCGCGTGCAGAACTTCGCGCTGCGCTACTCGGGCGGCATTGCCAAGCACACCAAGGGCACCGGAGCAAGCTACGTGACCGATGGCGCGCATGCTGCTGGCATCACCGGCGTGAAGGTGAAAACCGGCACCGGAACCGTGCTGGCTGGCGACGTGTTGACGTTCGACTCTGGCACGGACAAATACGTTGTCGGCACCGGCATCGCTGCCGCTGGCACGCTGCAACTGAACAAGCCAGGCCTGCTGTCTGCGGTTGCGGACGCGAAGACCGCAGCCATCGGTGCCGACTACGTGCCGAACGCTGCCTTTGCGCGCAACGCCATCGTTCTGGTGGCCCGCGCCCCGGCGGTGCCGATTGGCGGCGACTCGGCCGATGACGCCATGACCATCACCGATCCGGTGACGGGTATGACGTTCGAGGTTCGCGTGTATCGCCAGTATCGCCAAGTCAAGTACGAGGTTTGCCTGGCCTGGGGCTGTGCGGTGGTGAAGCCCGAGCACGTCGCTCTGCTGATCGGCGCCTGACGCCTGTTGAATCGAAAAGGCCCGGCCTTGCGCTGGGCCTTTTCAATGGAGAAAGACATGCGGCTTGTGACTGTCGCCAAGAATGGCGAGTGCCTGGACGTGCATCCCGAAACGCTAGCGGAGCACCAGAAACTGGGCTGGGTGGTGTGCGAGCGCGAAGAAGTGGAGGCGGAAGAAACCGCGCCCACCGACGAAGCGCCCGAAGTCCCAAAGCGTCGCGGCCGTCCGCCGAAAAAGGCTGAGTAATGGCCCTGATCGTCGCCCCTGCGGATGGCTACGACACGCTGGTGTCTGCCGCTGATGCTGATGCCTATTGGGAAAGCATGGGAGGCGCGTGGCTGGACTTCCTGCCAGCTGATCGTGAAGCGGCCCTGCGCCGTGGCACCCAGTACGTGCTGGCGCGCCGGGTGAAGCCGGAAAACCTAGACCCGGTGCATACCCGCGTCAAGGCGGCTACATGCGAAGCGGCCATGCTGCACCTGACTGGCATGCTGTACGCAACGAGCATCGATGCAGCAGCCGTCACCAGCGAGCGCGTGGGCGAGATTGCGGTGAGCTACGCCGTTCCGACGAATGGCGGCCGGGCGCGGTTCCCGGTGATTGATGACCTGCTGCGTGGCCTGATTGTGGGCGGTGGCGTGGTGGAGTTGGTGAGGGCCTGACGTGGCATTCGACTACGCGCGCCCTGCGGCTACGGCAAAGCGCCTGCTGACCCGTTTCGGCCAGGTGGTGACCATCAAGCGCACCACGCCGGGCGCGTATGACCCGGCCACCGGGACGGTGTCTGGCGGGACTGTTGGCTATTCGTGCGCCGGCGCGGTGATGAACTACGCCAGCCGGGACATTGATGGGACGCTGGTGCAGCGTGGCGACGTGCGCGTGCTGCTGGCACCTGATGCGGCATTCGAGCCGAAGCCGGGAGATACCGTGACGCTGGCTGATACGACGGAGCTGACCGTGATCAACGCGCAGGCCACCAAGCCGGCTGGCTCGCCTGTGCTGTACGAGGTGCAGGCGCGTGGCTAACCTGGGCGATCAACTGAAGGCGTTCGCTGAAAAGACGAAGGCTGACATGGAAACCGTTGTCCGCAAGACAGCGTTCTCGCTCGGCGAATCAATGGTGGTTATGAGCCCGGTGCGAAGTGGACGATTCCGAGGCAACTGGCAGTACGGCGCTGACACGATCAACACCAGCACGGGCGGCGCTGACGACAAGAGCGGGCGCACTGCGTTGAATCGGATTCAGGCTGGCATTCGTGGCTGGAAGCCTGGGCAGACGATCTGGCTGACAAATTCACTTCCCTATGGGCCTCGCCTTGAGGCAGGGTGGTCGAAGCAGTCGCCCTCAGGCATGGTGAGAGTTTCGGTAGCGAATTACCAGCAATACATCGCTGACGCGATGGCGAGCGTGAAATGACGCGAGAGCAAAAGGAAAACATCAAAGAGGCCGCAGCAATTCTTGCGCGCCTGATGACCGAAGCGGGCAGCGACCTTGAGCTGTACTGCAATTGTGTCGAAATTACCCGCGTTGAAGAACGTGAGCCGCGCTACGTGTACGAAATAACGATAACTGAGAACGTGAGGGTGACGTGAGCGTTGCACGCATCCGCGCCGCCTTTGAAAGCCGACTGGCCCAATGGGCCGCTGCCCGCGTGCCAGCGCTGCCGGTGGTGTGGACAAACGCCAGCGTTTCGCTGCCCGCCGTCGATCACCTGCGCGCCTACCTGCTGCCGGCAGAAACCGGCTCGCGTGACTTGGCGGGCAAGAACCGCAGCTATCGCGGCGTGTTCCAGGTGACCGTGTTCACCAAGGCGGGCATCGGGCCGAATCGAGCGGAAGGCATCGCTCGTGAGCTTGACGAACTGTTTCCCGTCGCGCTGCGCATGTTGAACGCTGGCCTTGGCGTGCAGGTACTGACGCCGATGGCTGCTCGCCCGGCGATTGTCGAGACCGACTGGTACAGCGTGCCGGTCGATTGCCGCTATGGAGCGGAGGAAGTTATCGCATGAACATTCACAACATCGTCCTTGTCGAGACATTCATCCGTCTTGCTAAAGGAATGATTGCCGCGCTTGAGAAGTGGGTAGAGGCCCGCAAGGCTTCCGACCACTCTTAAGTCGTACAGCGCTCGCAGACCGCTTAACCATCCCGCCTGCCACAACTCCATAGCTGCCTCGGGGCGCGTAACTCGCAAGACGCACGCGCCGCTAGCCCTCGCAGAAGTCCGCTCCGCAAGGAGCTTTTTCACTTCTGAAAGGGCCAATCATGGCTTATTCGTTCGCAGATGGGTCGCGGTTCCTCTTGGGCACCGCACTTGGGCCGGCAGTCAACATCACCGCTGCGTCCAACGCATCGCCCGCAGTCCTGACCACGGCTACAAACACGTTCACCGCTGGTGACGAAATCCTGATCAATTCCGGTTGGGATGATCTGACTGACTCGGTTTTCAAGCCGAGCGCGCTCACCAGCACCAGCCTGACGCTGGGCGGCTCGACTCCGATTGACACCACCGATGTCAACTTCTACCCCGCTGGCTCCGGTACTGGCACGGCGCAGAAGGTGACGACCTGGGTGGAAATCGGTCAGGTGCTGAACATCAACAGCTCGGGTGGTGATCCGCGTTTCGTGAACATCGAACCACTGGCCCGCCGCAACGCCATTCAGGTGCCGGTGGGCTTCAACCCGCAGTCGATCCAACTGGACATCGGCTATGACCCGACGCTGGCAGGCTATCAGGCGCTGGTGGCTGCGGCTCGTACGCTGCAAAAGCGAGCGTTCAAGTTCGTGCTGTCTGGTGGGCAGACTGGCTATGGCTATGGCTACATCGCTGTAA